GCAATAACCGTTGACGGATATTGCGCAGGAGCAGGAACATTCGCTGAAGTGTTTACGTTACAATACACACCATTTGCTGTAATCAAATCGATTGTTTTGTTGATTGCACCAGAGAAATTATAAAGACGCAACAATCCTGTATTCGCATCATACGACTTAACGTTAGCGCGGAATGTTGAGGTTGCGAGTGATGCGCCCTGATAGATAATCTCAGTTTCTGTAAACGTATTTGCTTCTGGTACTGGATTAATAATCGTATCTACAATCTTCAATGAAACATTTGGTGTTGCTGTATAATCATAGCCACGATAGATTAAACGAATATCTCTGATACGACCAACAGCACTCGTCTCAATAGTGTGTTCTTCACCATCACCAAACAAATAACCAGTGAGAACAGCATTTGCACCGCCGCTTGATTGAACGGTGATTAATGGGCGAGAGTAATAACCTTCGCCGCGATTATCTAGAATTACAGATGTGATTGCACCAGTGCCACTAACTGACTGCACATATCCATTGGCATCATAGCCACGACCACTAAATCGTAAACCGTCGCCGACAACATATCCATCACCACCATTGTTAATAAACACGTGAGCAATTAAACCAAGATCTTTAAATGTTTGCCAATATGTTTTCTTTAATACTTTTTGCGAAGCATAATTATACTGTTCAGACAAATGCGTATCATAGTGAGATGTAATCTCAATCGTAGGCTCAGCTCTAAATCCTGCACCACCGTTTAAAACAGATACAAGAGCAACACCGCCTGTATTCACGGTGTCAAAGTCCAAGCATTGAATAATCATGCTATTTGCGTTTGCGGGAACACTTGCATTCGTTACGCTATTAAACACAAAAGATTTAGCAGTGTTTCTTGTGTTTATTTGAGCACCAGCCAATATTGTTGCTAGTGGTCCCGTATTCGAAACATCGTATACCAATAGATCGCCAGTGTTTGCACTGACACCGCCCATACCAAAAATAGTATTATTTGGTGTTGCTATTTTAGCAGTGAATAGAGCATCGAAGAAATTAGTTCCGTTTGCCCATACTTCTTCGTAATTATTATACCCATCATCTTTATCATTTTCAGTGACATTGATTAATGAGTTTCTGGTATTCGTTGTGAAAGCAGCGTAATTTGCATTACCAATTAACGTATCAGCCAAATAGTCAATTACTGTCTTATCATAGGTAATTGACTCTATAAAATTTCGCTGACTGTTTGATGTGCATGCAGTTGAGTTTAACTGCAGAACACGCAAGTCTGTTGAAAGGTTTGCGTTTGGATCATCACCGACTGAACGATAAACAATAGTTTCAGTATTTGAATATAGACGATATCCATATCCAGGGAAAATCATTGTTACTGCTTCAATAGAACCAAGCGTCACATTGCCAACAATTGCCGCAGCATCGTTTGCTTCTGCAGAGTTACCGAGCCCACCAGTAATTACAACAGGGTCGCCAATATTGTATAACAGTCCACGACGTCTTTGTTGTGGATCTGTACGAATATTTGAATCTACCCTAATGTTTGATAAAGTGCCAATAATACGTTCGCTGAATACTTTAGAAACGCCATTGGCATCGACGTAGTTAATCTCGATCAATTCGCCGTTGTTGAAATACTTTTTGATATTGGAGATATAGATCTCCATGATCTCACGACCGTTTGTTGGGTCGATGTTTCTATTTGCTGATTCAACAATACAAGTTGCACCAGACTCAGTTCCGTATACCAATCGTTTTTCAAGAAGATTTACATCAACGTTTTTATTGAATTCAGTGACTGTAATTCTAAACGCTCTTGGCTTAATCCACTTACCATCTGATGTTTTTAGAATTTCTTCTTTTGGATAGGTAAGTTCAATATCTTCATCGAATAGTGCTTTAAATAACCAACGCACTGACTCATCGCTACCTTTCTTGCTATAAAATTCTCTTGCACTCTTGATAATCTTTTCTGTGCTAAGAGAAGTATTTTCAGGAAAGTATGGGAGCAATTCTTCTTTGAAGTATTTGATAAACTCTGCTGGAGTTTGATCAATATCTCTATAATTCTCAATACCCATGGCATGGTAAACTGTGTTACCAGCTGTGTTTGAGATTCCATTAGGTGAATTGTTTTCAAGCCAAGTGTAGTAGAGCTCGACAAATCTTTTAAACTTTGGGTGATCAGCGTTAATAAAGTCTGGTAATTGAGACTCAACTAATCCTGAAATTGTTTTCGAAGTTGCAGTCATATTATGACTCTACCACCGCATTAATTGTTGTAGCAATTGCACTTGGATCAGAGGTGTCCAATGTCACAATTCTATTTCTAATTGAGGAGAAAATCTTTTTCGCAGGAATTGCCTTTAGAATCAACGTTCCAAATGGATCAGAAACTGCAACAGGAGCAAAACTATTCAATGTCACAATTCCGTTCAAATAATCGATAGAACCAATGTTATCGTTTAAAGTTTTCTTAACGTTTTGAGTATCGAAATAGTAAATCTTTAGTCGACCAATGCGACCTTGCAAACTTGCTCTTAGAACTGCACCTGATCCACCACCGCCGCTGATTGAAACAGTTGCTGAGGTGTATCCAACACCAGGATTGGTGATTTCAACGCGCTTTACAGCTCCATTTACAATCAACGCACGAGCAGAAGCACCTGTACCATCACCATCAATTGTAACTACTGGCGTTGAAACATAACCACTACCGCCTGTCAATACTTCAATTGACTCTACGCCAGTGAATGATTGTAGAACTTCTTCAATGAAACAATTTCTAGCGATTCCAGAGTCATCATTATAGGTAAATGATGGCGTGGAGATAAGTCTTTCAGCTGTTGTTCCTTGTTTTAACTCAGTTCCAAAATCAAGAGAGTAACTTAATGACCGAGTCACGTCTGGAGCAAAACGTTTTTCCAAATATACCTTGACATCATTGCTTGTGATTGATGGATCAGCGTCGTCAATTGCTCTCGACAACTGAGATATCTTAAATGATGAGTTGAAAGTGTCAAGATTATTGATTGCGAACGATTTGATTGCAGAAATTACTGCTGCATCGACTTCATTCGCAGTTTTATTTGTTTTTGTTGGGTCAAAATTGACGTCAACAGCAAGATTGATGTAATTATAGTCAGCCTCAACGTATTCAGGCGTCACAGTAAGCATAGAAAATGGCTTGATGACTGAATTTTTCACATATTCAATCTCTGTCGCTGTAATTTCGTAGCCGCCAAGTGGTTTTGCAGTGAAAAATACCTTACCAAACACTGGCGGAATATTTTCCTCACCGCCCCAGACGTTGACAGCCTCAAAATATGGGTATTCACGGTTGATGAGAGCAATATAATCGTTCTTTGTGACTGCTCTATTTTGCGCAATGAAGGCTTTTGGTGCTGTGAAGCGAATTTTTTCAATATCTTCTTCAGCTGCACCTGAAGATGACGCGCTGACTAGCGTGACAGCAACATTTGCATTTGTTAAAATTGTATCTAAAGGTCTAAATTCGCGTAAATTATTTCCTGTTGATCCAGAAGTGATCAAATAAGAAACAATAACGATGTTTCCATCAACCAATGCCTTACCAACTACACCATCGCCGAAGTAAATTTGATATTTTCCGTTCTTATTTTCTTCGAGATAATACACTGTGGCAGTTTCTTCAACGTCTGTGGCATCTTGAGCAAGAATATACGTTTCTTGATTTGCGTTTTGAGCTGATCTTTGGACGGTGACTTGAAGTGTTGACGTATCAATACCAACATCAGGTAATTCAAATACTTGTTTTGGGTTTGTTTGAGCGTCGTATGTGAAGGTTATTCCATTTGGCTGACCTTCTTTGAGTTCTAAATTCTCAACGACGAATAATCCAGAACTTAAATTCTTAGAAACAACTCTAGCTGAAGGATTTACAAAGATATAATTAGTGCCATCTTTTGATTCAGATGTAAATCGAGTAAATCTTTGAATAGCGATAGAACTATTTGAGTCATTTGCAACTGGAGTGATGGTCAAATTGACTAGTGCGCGCGCAGCAATACGTGAACGAGGGACGTATCCAAGCAATTTAGCATGAGAAACTACTGATGCGCGTTTGATCGCAGTATCAATAAACATCTCATTTGAGACCATGTTTAGATAATAACCCATGTAATGCGTGTTGTAAGCAAGAACGTCAAGCAAAACCGATAGACCAGAACCCTCAAAGTCATAATCGCTAAACTCAGATTGAGATTTGAGGAAGCCTTTCAGATTAGACTTGATTGCGTCGAAGTCTAACTCTGCAACTTTTAGTTTTGAGTCAACATTTGCCATGTTATCTTATCCGTTCTAAGAAAAAAGAGACCGTAATCGGCTCTAAGGTGTTATTTACAAAGAATGTAATGTAAACATCGTAGCGTTGGGCTTCGTAATCAGGAGCTGCGACAACTTCTTGAATGGTTACTCTTGGTTCATAATTCTTAATAGTTTCGAATATCATGTCCTGTATAATAGATGTCGTCACGTTATCGATAGGTTCGAATAATAATTTCTTAAGATTGGAACCAATATCAGGATTAAATAGACGCTCGTAGTGCGAAGTGAGCAATAGATTGCGAATAGAGGCTGCGATCGCATTCTCGTTTAACTTCTTAGACACGTCCTTTGTGACAGGATGAGCTGTGAAGTTCAAATCAATGTCGGAATATTTACGAGCGATTAGTGACATTTTTTATTTTAGACTGGATATTTGATTTATTTATGTTTCGACATAGGAAGCATCTAGGCTAACTGATGCTTCTCCTTGAGTTAAATCGATGTTATAATCAACGTTCACAGTAATTGAAGTTGGCATTCCGATTAACTTTAAAAACTTGCAAAAGTCGAAATTAATCCATTCGGTAAGAGCAGATAATCCAATTCTTTCTAGAAAGCGAGTAATTTTCTGCATCCACTTTTTAAGTAGAAACTCTGGCCAGTCCTCTCCGAAATCTCTCGCCGCCTCAACATAACGATTAATCTTTTCCTCTGGGCTTCGAACAAAGTCGTCGATATCTCCACCGATAATATCAAGTAGGCTGTATCCTGCGATATTGATCGATTCGAGTTTGTCGATAATTTCTTGATAGATCTTCAATCTAACTTCCTCTGCTGCCCCCTCTGCCTGAGCCTTTAGAGAACCGACGATAGAACTGATGATACCTTCTACACCCAAATCTAACAGAACTGGGAGAGGCGGAAGCCCAAGAGTATCCCAAATCGTTTTGAACTTATTGATAAGTCCAGCCATGGCTTGATGAATTAATTTAATCGCACCTTTTTTGACCATGGTCATAATATAAGACCAAACACCTTGAGCCTTAATTTCTTTCGAATAGACACCAAGTTTACCTTCATACGATCTATAAGCATCAGGCATAATATCTGATAATGCATCAACTTCGTCTACAACTTGCTGCTTTAAACTGGCTCTATAACTTGCGCTTGCAAATAACTGTACGATGTCGACGCTAATTCCGAGAACAGGTATTGTAAAACTTACAGGCAAAACATTATTAATAATCTCTAGAATTTTAGCCTGAACATAAAGATGATACTCTTGGGTAAGAGCAGTCATCTTTCTTTCCCACTCGTCGTCAGGAATCTTTAAACTTTTATAATATGGCTTGCTTGCAGATATTGGGAAGTTGCCAAGAGCCTTGTCTACTTTTTCTAAAATTTCTCGAACTTGCTCAGCTTGAGCCTCAATTGGAGCAATCTTTTTTCTCAATGCCTCACGCACTGCTTGGTCTACATTAGGTCCGTCAATTTGTGCTCGAATTTTTTCCGCTTCAACTTGCAGCTGTGATGGAATGTCAGCGATCTTGACGAATATATTCGCCAAATCTGCTTTTGTTGGCAACAATGTCCCATTACATGGTATAGAAAACTCAGCCATCACCAGTCGTCTTTGTTTCGGTTAGTGGGTAAATGTGTTTACCAATTACGGTCTTGATGGTATTAACTGCCTTTTGAGGCAACAGTTCTGGATCAACGTTGAACTCAAGATTTCGTTCAATGGCTTTATCGCTGACTTCACCAAGTTTATTCGTGACAGTATTTTTGAGATTATCTTTAAGTGAAAGAATTTCACCCTTCGTTTGATTTGACATATTCTCAAGATTTGTAAGTTTCTGTTGAATCTCGCCGAGTGGAGTTTTACCAGCAAAGTCTTTCAAAACATTATCTGCTGCAGAAGTGACTTTAGTGAATACATTGCTTACTGTCGAAGTTAATCCACTAAACGCCTTACCGATTGAAGACCCAAGTGTAGATTCTGCAGCACGTTTTCCAGTTACAGTGACTTCTTCAAGTGCAGCTGCAGCAGCGGCATCAGTAGCGGCAGCTGCGGCAACTGTATTTGCAATATCTTGATTTGCCAATGCTGCATCAGCAACATCTTCAGAGTTACCAATAACTCCACCGCCAGTTAATCCTGCGCCAGAAGCGGAGGTTGCAGAACCTGATTGCATATTGATTTGAGCAGCAGGTAGGTCGATAATTGCACCTTGAAGTGCTGCGTTCTGACCTTTGAGGCTGAGTTTCTTGGCTGACGTCATATTACCAACGCCACCTGATTTAATGTTAAGGTCAGATGTGGATTCAACAAAGACTTTCTTACCTTTCATACGAATATCGCCACCAGCTGACATATTAATGCCACCAGCAACTTCAACATTCATATTGCCACCAACTTTTAAGTTACAATCTCCACCAACTGTTACAGAACATTTGCCATTGATAAAGACATAGTCCGAACCCATGACAAGTTCATAGTTATCTTTTACAACTTTGTGAACTTCGTTACCGTCTCGATCAATTTCAATGAATGTGCCTTTACGATGAGCCAATTGAATACGTTCTTGACCTGGAGTATCATCGAACTCTAATGCGTGACCTGATTCAGTTTCAAGAGCATTATTGTATGGGTACTTTGGTGCAAATGCAGGAGGCGGTTCACTCCAAGAAACGCCGCCAGCAGAAACAATATTCTTTTTAAGATTCTTTTTTCTTGTGGCAATGACTGTAGAATCTGCCTTACCACGAGCAAGGCGATTCGTTGTTTGTTCTTTAAGATATTTGCCCTTTGGATATGCTTCTGCTGCATCATCTGGCTTGTTTGGTGCTGAACTCAAATTAGTTCTTGGATCGCTAAATCCTTTTTGATAATCAGGTTTGCCTTCTGGCTTTCCTGGGAGCACACCCATAATTGCAGGGTTTTGTGCGTTATTACCATCAATAAAAAATCCAAAAACCATGTCGCCTTCTTTAGGAGTATAGACATTTGGATTGTTTACTGGGATAACTGGATGAGCCCATGGAAGAGAATCAGTGGGGACTAATTCTTTTTGATCAGTATGCCAACCGAAACAGCGCACACGGACACGACCAAGTTGCTCTGGATCTTGGCGATCTTCAACAACACCAATCCACCAGATGAAACCCTCAAGTCCAATAAAATTCTTTTTCGCAGCGGACATTACTTACCCTTCTTGGTTAGTGAATTAATTCCATTCTTTGCTTCTGGCAATGCTTCAGAGAAAGAATCAGAAACTAATTCTACGACCGATTCAAATGTATCACCACTAAATTTATGATTGATCGATGCAACTAGATATCTACCAGTTCTATAATCATCAAGTTTTTTGCCACCCGAATCAGCACTCTC